ACGAGCTTGGAAACAAAATCTTGGAGCGATGATAGACGCAACAGAAGACTCGACTGCTAAAGAATTATTTAAGGAGTACGGGCTTTCAAGAACGGGTAGTCGTTATAAAATATCGGCTAAAAACCTGCGGACAGCTCTTGGTGACCGATGAAAATAAGCTTTTTTGAGTTATTTATTATTTTCACCTTTTCTTTTACCTACTACGTGTGCTATAATTTCCTCGTGGCAAATCTTGTTAAGAAAAACGTAGAGATGAAAGAGGAACTTACATTGTTGCTCACTGACAAAGTAACGTCCATTACCACAAATATTAAGGCAATTTTAAAGAAGGAGGAAGATGTATTGGAAGATACAGCAATACCAGTTTTGGTCAACGAAAAGAATTTAGAAGAGCTTTTAGTTGACACAGCTACAGACGCTGATTACCAAACATTTTTAGATGAAATTGTTTGGGTTGTTCGGGATTTGTATAAGAACTACCAGTTTTTAAGACAAGACCCTGCACCTGATGATTACAACTCAGGATATTACTTAGCTTTTCAATTTATCCGAGGAGAGTACCCTGAAAAGTACGAAAACTTATTTAGACTTGCTATTGATAAGGGGCTAGACCCTATCAAGCTTAACAACTTGTTTGTAGAACGTGCGGAAAAAGGGGAAGTGCTTGCGTTGGGGAATGCGGAAGTAGATAGCACTCAAACTGGACTAAGTTCTATTTTACAAGGTCAAGACGTGCGTATTAGTATTACCTTTGCACCGAAAGCATATATGGAGAAGAAACAAGAGCTTATTGATGCACGACAAAAGAACTACGAAGAAAAATTAGCCGAGCAACAAGAGATTGCTAAACAAAAGGATGACGCATTGAAGTCTATCCGATTAGCTCAAGTTGTTTTGAATAACCTAGTTGATGAGATTGCAGAAAAGCATGACCTACAAGAACTAGTAAATCAAACTAAAGAAAGCATGGGGTATTTATAAATGATGGACAAGCCTACAAAATCTAAGATGAATGAACAATTAATCAAGCAACTAAGAAATTTAGAAGATAAACGCAACGCTTTAATTGCTAGTGATTTGCCAGTACCAACACCACAAACAGTAATGTTTCCTATACCTGCTGTTTTAATTAAGCAACAAGAACCAGATGTTTGTCAGTTTATGGCAAAGGCGGGATTAATCAATCGAAACAAAGATTTAGGTTTAACAGTTAAGATTGAGGCAGGGGAGCCTATTGATTTAACTGATGGAACCACAACAGCCGTCTCAGAAGTCATATTTGAGGTAACTGATGATACTGACATTGATGCCGTTGAAGCATTTTTAGCGGAGTAATAGCCTTTCAAGGAGTCTTCAAACCTTGTGCTATATTAAAGTAGCACAGGGAAAGAAGGCTCTTTTCTTGTGACTTTTTTATAGGAGGTTGCAAGATGGCAGGAGAAACATTTAGTAGCTTGATTACAAGCGTGAACCCTAAATTGATGAACTCAGGTAGTCGGAATGGTATTACTATTGACCGCATTATTCTACACCATAACGCAACAACTAACAAGGATGTTGCAATGAACACATGGTTAGTAGGTGGTGGAGCAGGTACGTCCGCTCACTATGAAATTACTCCAACTGAAATCATTGGTTGTGTTGGTGAGCAGTACTCAGCATTCCATGCCGGAGGAACTGGTGGTGCAGATATTCCTAAGATTTCTAACCCGAACCAACGTTCAATTGGTATTGAAAACGTAAACTCAAGTGGTGCCCCTAACTGGTCGTTAGACCCACGTACAATCACAAATTGTGCTCGATTAGTAGCAGATATCTGTAAACGTTACAATATTCCATGTGACCGTCAACATGTCTTAGGGCATAACGAAGTGACTGCAACGGCATGTCCCGGTGGAATGAATGTTGATGAAGTGGTGCGTCAAGCAAAACAATTCATGGCAGGTGGAAGTAGCAATACAACTACTCCTAGTCAAACAGGAAGTCGTCAAGCTGTTATTGATTCTGTTAACTTAAATGCGTTAGCTTTCCAAATTAAAGGTTGGTTCGCTCCCGCTAAATCAACTAAAGGACAATCTATCTGGTTATACTTTATTGATGCAAGTACAAATACAGAGATTGGTCGCTTCCAAGGTAAACGTGTAAGCCGTCCTGATGTTCCTAAGGTTAAACCTAACCCTAACGGAGCAGATGTAGGCTTCCAAGTAGATGGTGCTACACCTATGAACTTAATGGGTAAAAAGTACTACATTTTGATGCGTTACAACAATGATAACAAAGAGGAAATCTGGATTAAAAACCAACAATTCAATGCACCTGCTGTTGTCAATAGAGGTAACCTTGATGAAATTCGTGGAGATAAAGGTCAAGTAAAATTACGTGGATGGCACTTAGCATCTAAACGTAGAGGAAACGACAAACATTTCTTGTTTATCATGGACAAAACTACGAAGAAAGAAATCACTCGCTTCGATGTAACGAAACAATCATTCAAAGGCTCGCCTGACATTAAGAAATTGTATGACGGAACTATCCCACAACGGGAAAACAGTCGATTCGATTTCACAGGTAAGTTAGATGCGAAATCACCTGCAAGAGGTAAAAACGTCTACATTAAGAGCCGTTACTGCTCAGACCCTAAAGGGAATACAGGGATTTCCGCTGAAATAGACTTCGATGGAACATTCAAGTTATAGCAGTATTTAAGCCTACCTTCGGGTGGGCTTTTTTTGTTGCTTGTAATATACTGTAAAGTAATTGTAAATGTTTTCACCTTACTCTGTAATATTTTCATGTTATATTAGTTCCTGTAAGACAAATACAAAACAGACGAAGGAGAAATTAATTTGAAAAAGATTACAATTGCAGGATTAGGACTATTAGGTTTATCTGTAGCACTTGGATTAGGTACTGGGGCTCATGCAGAAGAAGTTCAACAAGACGGTCAAACATACTGGAAGGTTGAAGCAGGAGACACATTATCAGCTATCGGTAACCGTTACGGTATGGACTATACTGCTTTGCAAAACGCAAATCAAGCTAAAATCCCTAACGCCCATTTAATCTATGAAGGTGACTTAGTGCTTATCCCTACTGGTAACCAAATAGTAGACCAAGGAGTAAATCAAGGAGTAAATCAAGCACCTATTGTTCAAGAACAAGCAGTAGAACAGGTAGTAGAACAACCTGTACAAGAATATGTTGCACCTGTACAAGAGCAAGTAGTAACACAACCTGCTCAAACAGCACCTGCAAGTGATGATAATTGGCATAAAGCTAACCGCCGTATGGTTGAATCAACAAATAACTACAACATCGGTTCTGCTAATGGTTACATTGGAGCTTACCAATTCGCACCGTCAACTTGGAACGCATATGCTCAAATCGCAGGAGTTAACCCTAACGATTACTCACCAAGCGCTCAAGATGCTGTAGCAGACGCTTACGCTAACGGACGTTATGGATCGTGGAGTAACGTGCCCGTTTACGGCGGATGGTAAAACCCTTAGAGAACCTTTACGGTTCTCTTTTTTTTGTGCTATATTATAATAAAAGGTACCAAGTATAGGTGGTTGATAATATGGTAAAGAAGAAAGATATGCACGATTTCCAACGGGAGATTGATTATAGGTATGGTGAAGGTTATGCGGTTATCTCTAGCGAGGGTGGTGTAAGAGGTACAATGGTCGTAAGACATGACTGCGGTCATCAATGGGAGTGTAGTCCTAGGACGATTAATGGGACACGTATTACCGAAGAGGTATTTTGCCCTTCGTGTAGGAAAATGCTAGTTGACCAAAGGGTGAGAACCAGAATAGAGAAAGCAACAAACCAGAAATGGCTAACTAGACTTAACTTAGACAATGGAGTTCAGTTTGTTGGCTACACAGGGGAAGACCGAAAATTAAACTTTATTTGTGAGGTTTGCTCTTCATCTTTTTATTATACAGATAAACGTTATCCTAAAAAAGTAAAGTGTAGAGTTTGTGAGAGAGCGGTTAACAAGTTAGAACGCTCTCTACCAGAGGACTTAGCTATTGTTAGCGTGGCTAAAAATTCTGAAAAGAAAGCTAGAACCTATATAACTATACGACACAACAGCCCAAGTTGTGATTATGCAGAGTTCACCACAAGGCTAGATGTTTTCACCAAATCAGAACCAAGGTGCTATATTTGTGAACGTATGCAACGAGAGCCTGTTTCTAAACCAGTTAGAGACTTATCCAATTACTTTGATAACAAGGGTATATCTTATCGAAGAGAAGTAAGTTTACCTGATTGCGTAAATCCTTTAACTAGCTACCCTCTTCGTTTTGATTTCGAAGTTGAGACTCCTACAGGTTTAAAATACATAGAGTATGATGGTGAACAACATTTTATGCAGGTTGAGGGGTGGGAGAGTATAGAGTCTACCAGATTTAGAGACCAAATAAAAGATTGTTACTGTGCTCGAAATAATATTCCGCTTCTAAGGATTCCATATACAGAGTTAAGTTCTATGTATACTATTGTTAACAACTTTCTAACACACACATAAGTCTACCTTCGGGTAGGCTTTTTTGTTTGCTATATTAGAGCTGTAACAAAAAAATATAGGAGGTTACAGCTATGGCAATTAACTTAGAGACAGCTATTGCTAACATGTACCTATTGAAGTCAAGAGGAATCAAATACTCGATGAACTACTCACGTACAGGCGCAGATGGTACAGGAGACTGTTCAGGTACTATTTACGATTCTTTGCGTAAAGCAGGAGCGAGCGATGCCGGATGGGTATTAAACACTGACAGTATGCACAGTTGGCTTGTTACTAACGGATTTAAACTCATTGCACAGAATAAAGAGTGGAATGCTCAGCGTGGAGATATCGTTATCTTTGGATTGAAAGGTGCTAGTGGCGGGTCAGCGGGACACGTAGTTATCTTCATCAGCAACACTCAAATTATTCATTGTACTTGGAAGAGTGCATCAGCTAATGGTGTTTACGTAGATAACGAAGCAACTACTTGCCCGTATTCAATGGGATGGTACACGTATCGTTTATCAGGTGCAAGCACTACACCAACACCTACTCCAACGCCTACAGGTAAGAAAGTGAAAGTATTGAAACATGCGACTAACTGGGCACCTGCTAGCGGTGGTAAGAAGATTGCAAGCTTTGTTAAGGGTGCAAGCTTTGATGTGGTAGATGAGAAAGCAGTGAATTACTCATTATCTAACAAGCAGTATCTTATCAAAAACGGTAATACTGTGTTAGGATGGATTCTTTCACAGGACGTAGAAGGTGGACATGGTTCAGATAAAGTTGGTACACCTGTATATAGCTTACCTGCCGGATTCACTAAGGAAGAGGCTACATTCGTCAACGGTAATGCACCTATTACTACACGTAAGAACAGCCCGAGCCTTAAGTCACCTACTGCTACTTCTCTGTTTGCAGGACAGCCAGTACAATACCTAGGTTGGAAGTCTAATGAAGGCTACATCTGGATTTACACGAAGGATGGACGCTACATTCCTGTAAGACCTGTTGGTAAGGAAGCATGGGGAACATTTAAGTAATACAGATTAGAGGGCTAGTTAGCCCTCTTTTTTGTGCTATATTAAATAGTAGGCAGTAATGAAAACTTGCAGTGGTGTTAGCTGTGTTATAATAGTAATAGTAGAAACACATGGAGGTGTACTAGTGGGATTCCTAAATGACGAAATCTGGAACAGAGCCAAGAGCGTAGTAAAGCAGAATGGTATTGGAGACAACTGGTTAGAAATTATAGACTATTACTATCATACAAACGGGTGTCATGTACAGATATATGCCCTGTTAGGTGACACAGCATACAGAATACTACGTATAACAGACTCTGAGGAAGTACTATTGATAGACAGAAACAATAATTTGTTTGTGAAGGCTTATGACGAAGTTTTAGAAAGTCGTAAGCAATTTTTCTTTAGTGAGGGTGCTTTAGAAGAAACTGAGATGGACTTACCGAATGGTCAAAGTGTGTATGGTGCAAGTAAAGTAAAAATATACATTTAAGGCAGGTGTGAAACAAAGTGGCAGACTGGATAGACAGATTATTCGGATTACAAAAAGCCGATAAAGTAATCGAAAGTGACGACTTGTATAAACTAGCCGTTAAAGAGTTCCGTGGGGCAGACACGCCGGAGATGGTTGAAAAGGGCATGAAGGGCAAGAACATTGCAATTGCACAGCAAATGCTCGGAGATATCTCGGTAAACCCGGGATTCAAGATTAAACCAAGTATCCGTAACAGTCAGGACTTACACCAAGTACTAAGAAAATTCGGTAATAACATTATCTTAAATGCAATCATTAACACCCGTGCAAATCAGGTGTCATTGTATTGTAAGCCTGCTCGTGCAAACGAAGTAGGTAAAGGCTATGAAATCCGTATGAAGGACTTGAACGAGACCCCAAGTTCTCATGACTTGGCAAATATTAAAAGAATTGAAAACTTCTTGGAAAACACGGGAGCGTTCAAAGACCAAAACAGAGACACGTTTACTACCTTTTGTAAGAAGGTTGTTCGGGATACATACATGTATGACCAAGTAAACTTTGAGAAAGTATTCGACAAAAACGGGAACTTTATTAAATTTGACACGGTAGACCCAACAACAATTTTCTTAGCAACAGATGAAAACGGTAAGCTTATCAAACATGGTGAGCGCTTTGTACAAGTACTAAACAATCAAATCGTGGCAAGTTTTAACGAACGGGAGTTAGCCTTTGCAGTACGTAACCCTCGTAGTGATATTAATGTGAACGGGTATGGTTACCCTGAGCTTGAGATTGCATTGAAACAGTTCATTGCTCACGAGAACACAGAAACATTTAATGACCGCTTCTTCTCACATGGTGGAACAACAAGAGGTATCTTACAAATCAATGCAGGACAGCAACAATCTACTCGTGCATTAGATATTTTCCGTAGAGAGTGGAAAAGCTCATTGTCGGGTATTAATGGTTCATGGCAAATCCCTGTAGTATCAGCAGAAGATGTGAAGTTCATCAACATGACCCCATCTGCAAATGACATGCAGTTTGAGAAATGGTTGAACTATTTAATCAATGTTATTTCTGCGCTGTACGGTATCGACCCTGCGGAAATTAACTTCCCTAACAATGGTGGTGCAACAGGTTCTAAGGGTGGTTCTCTTAACGAGGGTAACTCTAAAGAAAAGAACCAAGCGTCACAAAACAAAGGGTTACAACCATTACTAGGGTTTATTGAAGACACGATTAACACGTTTATTATTGCCGAGTTCGGTGATAAGTACACGTTCCAATTCAAAGGCGGAGACCTTTCAGCACAGCTTGAAAAAATCAAGATTAAAGAAGCTGAGGGTAAGGTATTCAAGACGGTTAATGAAATTCGTAAAGAATATGGTATGGAACCTGTAGAAGGCGGGGACGTTATCTTGAATGGTGTTCATATCCAAGCTGTAGGTCAAATCATGCAACGTGAACAATTTGAATACCAGAAACAACAAGATAGATTGAACCGCATTTTAGACGAAGCAGACGCTCCTAGTGACATGAAATCTCCTGATGAGGGATTATCATTCCAAGACAAACAACAAGGCTTAAACGGAAAATCAAGCAAGGTTAACGGCAAGGGTGACGGCGGTGTTGGTAAGGACGGTCAAGTGAAAGGCAAGAAAAACACTAACTCAGCTAAAATCGGTGGTAAGAAAGACCGAGCATGGGATAAAGACTAGGGTGTAAGCTCTGGTCTTGTATTCCTAACTAGTTAGTAAATAGTTCTGCTATATTATATACAGACGTAAGTTTTTAGGTGGTGATTTTAGTAAATGAGCACAAATGTAACAAGTGAAACTAAATACAACATCTTCGTCCCATTAGACATCGAGAGCTCGGTAACAAAGTCTCAAGAGTCCGATGATGGGGAATGGTATGTACAAGGTTTTGCTACAACACCCGACTTAGACTTGCAAGGCGATATTGTCGCACCTAGCGGAATTGACGCTAGTTACTTCATGACTAAAGGATGGATTAACTATGAGCATAAACAAGACGCTGAGTACCTTATCGGGGTACCGACAGACAACTGTTTTGTAGATGTACAAAAAGGTCTATTCGTAGAAGCTAAGCTGTTAAAAGACAATAAATACGCCCGCTCGATGTGGGAGTTAGCCAATACAATTCAAAAGTCAGGAATCAACCGACAATTAGGGTTCTCAATCGAGGGAGCTGTAATTAGTCGTAATGAAAGAGATAGCCGTATCATTGAAGGTGTAGCTATTCGTAACGTAGCATTAACTACGCACCCTGCCAACCCACAAGCTACATGGGAAACTTTAGTTAAATCGTGGACTACTGGACACGGAACTACCCCTGAAACCCAAGTAGACGCAGGAGCCTTACGTAGAGAAATGTTTACGGAAGACATCTCAAACCTTACAAGTGCAGTTAAGACAGTTGCGAAATTGTATGATATGCCTAAGAAGGAAAAGGAATTTGTATTACGTGAAGTTGCCAAAAGCCTTGACGAGGAAAAATGCGAAGAGGACTTAGGCGCAGTTATGTTACAATTAGGAAGAGGGGTATCCTTACAACAGGCTACGAACTTCATTGAAAGTAGAAAGGAGACAAAAGCTAGTGTCTAAAATCAATGACATGATTACAGCCTATGACGATTCTATTAAGGAAGTCGTGGCGGAAGACGTTGTTAAATCTGAGGAAGTAGTAGAAGAACCTACTGTAACCGAAGAAGAAACCGAAGTAGTAGAACCAGAAACAGTTGAAGAAACTGTAGAGGAAGAAACGACTGAGGAAGCTGTTAAGTCTGAGGACGAAAAAGAAGACAAAGAAGCTGACAAAGAGGAAGCTGAAAAGTCTGACGAAGAAGACAAGGACGAAGACAAAAAAGAGGAAACAAAGAAATCAACTGAGGAACCTGTAGAGGAACCAGTTGTTAAGTCCGAAGACAAGGAAGACGAAAAGAAAGAAACTGAAAAGTCTGACGAAGAGGACGAAAAAGAGGATAAGGAAGAAGACAAGAAGGACAAGAAAGATGTCAAGAAGTCTGACGAGCCCGAAGAGGACAAAGAAGAGGTGTTGAAATCTTCTGATATCCTTGGAGCATTCGAAGTTATCTTTAAAGGATTGACTGAAATCACTGCCAACCAAGCTAAGCTAACAGAACAGTTGACTGGACTAGTTACTAAGCAAGAGGAAGTTACTAAGTCAGTTATGACTATTACAGCAGACAGCATTGTAACAGAAGTTGTTAAACCTGTTGAAGATGTGGAAGGCAAAGCTGTAAGCTACGTACAAAAATCTGTTGATGTAGAAGCACCTGCGGAAGTAGAGGTAAAAGCAGAGGAAGTTGCAGAACCTGAAATTGACTACAACAACCCTGACGTAGTAACACAAGAAGCTTACAAGTTACGTAGACCTTTCATGGAGAAATTCGAAACAGTTGCATCTAACAACAAAGCTTCTAAAGGCGAGTTAGATAGCATTCGTTACACGTTTAGCTCTCTAGGTCAAGGTTATGGTTCAGCTCAAGATTTACAAGCAGTTAAAGATTTTATCGACAAAGACTACAAATAATTTACTAAAAGGTGAAACTTTTTGGTGATGACTGCTATATTATAGACAGAACCAATTGTTAGACCTAGCATTCCCCGCCCGAACCTCCACGGGCGCTAGGTCTGATTAAATGTGTGAGGAATAAATATGAAAGGTGATATTTAATATAATGACAGAAGAAGTTAAGAAAAACGCTAAAACTCTTAATTCAGTCCAAGAAGAAGTTATCAAAGGCTTCCAAACTGGTTATGGTATTACTCCTGATACTCAGGTAGATGCAGGAGCTTTACGTAGAGAGTTCTTAGATGACCAAATCTCTATGTTAACATGGACGGAAGGAGACCTATCGTTCTATCGTGACATTACTAAACGTCCATCAACTTCAACAGTTGCTAAATACGATGTTTACTTAGCACATGGTAAAGTAGGACACACTCGTTTCGTACGTGAAATCGGTGTTGCACCTGTTAGTGACCCTAACATTCGTCAAAGAACCGTAAACATGAAATTCGTGTCTGATACTAAAAACATCTCTATCGCCGCTGGTTTAGTTAACAACATTCAAGACCCTATGCAAATCCTTACAGATGACGCTATTGCAGTAGTTGCTAAAACTATTGAGTGGGCTTCATTCTACGGTGATGCTAGCTTGTCTGAGCAAACAGAACCAGATGCAGGATTAGAGTTCAACGGTTTAGTTAACTTGATTGACAAGAATAACGTCATTGACGCTAAAGGTGAAAGCCTAACTGAAACATTACTTAACCAAGCATCTGTATTGGTTGGTAAAGGTTATGGTACTGCAACTGATGCTTACATGCCTATCGGTGTTCAAGCAGACTTCGTTAACCAACAACTTGACAAACAAGTACAAGTTATCCGTGACAACGGTCAAAACGTAACAATGGGATTCAACGTTCAAGGGTTCAACTCTGCTCGTGGATTCATTCGTTTACATGGCTCTACTGTTATGGAATTGGAACAAATCTTAGACGAATATCAACAAATTAAACCTAACGCTCCTCAAAAAGCGTCGGTGGTTGCTACTGTTGAAGCAGGAAAAGGTACTTTCCGTGACGAAGATATTGCTCAACCTCTTGAATACAAAGTTGTAGTTGTATCTGATGACGCAGAATCAGCTCCTAGTGATGCTGTAACGGCTACTGTTGATGATAAGACTAAACA